TAGCCTCTGATTGATACGTTGGGTTTGTATCATCATAAGTCGGAATAGCAGTGAAGGTAAATTCGCCAGTACGGTTGCCTTCATTTTCTGCGCTACGACCAAGTGAAGTGATATTGCAAAAGTAGTAGCGGTATTCTTCCAGTAATGGATCTAAAATACGAACCCAAACACTTGGTTGGCGACCCGCATTAACTTCTGTACGGAAATAAGATCGCAATGCTTGCTGTGAGCTAACATCAGTTACGTCTTTTGCATCTAATACTGACGCTGTGATTTCAATGTCATTGCCGATCACAGTTGTATCAGTGTAAATACCACTTGAATCAGTGTTGCTTGTTACCGTACGCGGTGTGTCACTTTCGCCGCGAGTCTCAACAAAGCCAAGCTTGGTGTAAACAAGTGGAGTTGTTGCCGTAGAAAGTGGATCATCAACACCACAACCAGCGACCCAAGAAAGCACTAAGCCGCGACCGATTCCAATTGGTTGGCTGTCACATTCTGCCATAATTTTTACCTCATTAAATAATTGATAACGTTATCACGGCTATTGTATCACTTATTTACAGGCAATAAAAAACCGCCAATAAAATGACGGTTTTTATAATTCTATTTGTCTAATGAAGCTCTTACAAAGCAGTCTTTAGCTTCTAGCAGTTTTCGCAACCCTGCTGATTTTTCTGGCCCATCTGGCAGTTCGTTTTGCATTTTTTCTGCTAACTCACCAAACGGCTTACTTACCACTTGGAGATGCTCTGGTAAATGCTTGTATTGAAAGTATTCTGTTATGTGCTTACTCATAATAGTTTGTCCTGCTAATAAAAAGCCACTAATTAAAGTGGCTTTTGAATGGAGATTTACTGTACTGAAAAGAAACTATTTAATTGGTTAGATTAAAAGTTACGATACTAAGGTGTATCTTTATTGGCACTATACAAATGCAAATAGAGATAGACTTTAAAAATACCGCCCATTTCTGAGCGGCAAAGCAAGTAATTGCAATTTAAACTTATTTAATTACACAAAAAATAAGTTATTGATGCAAAGTGCATCGGTTGTTATTTATCTACCTAAGCTACTAACGCGATCAACTGGTTTCGACTATGGCTTTACAATAAATAACACCATTGTACTCTAAATCTGCCTCGCTCTATCTCTCGACCGTGCTTAGCAATGCTATGTATCGTCATAGCTACGAGATAATATCACCTAACCTTATTTAAAGTTTTCAGGATTTACATAAGGCACACCAGCGGCAACCTTTACGTAATTATTACTTTGAATACCATTTACTGATGGCTCTTGCATATATGTTGGCGCTTTATGTCCAAGCTTGAAAGCTCGTTTTGTTGCACTGTTCATTCCAAGCAGCTTCTTTCTTGATTTCTTTGTTAACTTCATGATGCCTCCGTTTGTTTTGAGACTTAAATATAACCCCAAGAAAAAGCCCTGTCAAACATTAAATTTAACATTTAGTGGAATTTCAAAAACAGCGCGACTGTCTTCGGTGTAAAGTGGTGGTGATACCCCGCGTGTTGATATTGCCATAATACATTGATCGCTTGATTGGTAATTATCAATTAACCAATTTCTAATGTCTTTAGCTAAGCCGTTAGCGATTGCTAAATCATTATCCTCAGCTTTGCTAAATACAACTACCAACATCGGGTATTCATCAATACACAAATAAGGACGACCGAACGCATCACCACCATTTCTGCGCACAAGTACAGCGCGCTCATTACTACCAAGCTTAGTTAAATCAATGCTGCCAGATACAGATGGTGTTGCACCTTGCGCATTGCCAAACGCATCAGTAAATGACGTTAGCAAGCCACTTGTTTTTATATGCTCAAGCAATCTTACATCTTCAAAGTTAGCGATAGTTGTCATATTTTAAGTAGCTCCATGTTGGCCTTAATCATTGCTTTTGCTTGCTCTGACTCAAAGCCGTATTCTAAAAAGTGCGGTGTTGCTTCTGGATTCCAAGCGCTAGCTGGTGCAATACCTTTTTTCTGATTGCCGTACTTAGGTGGTGGCTTTGGCATCCATTTGCGTTTAGGATCATTTAAAGCGGCAGCATACAACGTGTTATAACTTAACGTACCGGTGTAACTATACTGCCCTTTCTCAAAATCCTGAGACTGACTATTAACAAGCAAACCATAAGCAAGCGGCGCTTTAGTCTTTGACAAAATACCCGCATCATTAACCACGGCTTGCACAAATTGCACGGCTTTACGGTCGATTTTGGCAACGGCTTTGCGTAGATTTGCTTTTACCTGGTTAGCGTTTTTTATTGGCATTAAGTCACCAAATGTAAATCATCAAGTTGGTTGCCACGCAAAATGTCGGCTGGCAATAAGTTAACCATGCGTAATTCTTCTGCTCCATCTGCTCCGCTTGGGTTATCTATTGTCGTTTGGTCGCCTAATGCAACAAAGTCACCTAAACGCGGCTTTTCAATATCGTATTCAAGCCAGTATTGCGACTGCGGGTTAAACGTCACGCCATTAGCCGTAAACTGACTAGAGCCACCTTGCTTATAGTCTGACAGCGTTGTGATTCTATCCCATGTTTCGCTTGAGCCATAACCACCTAGGGCGCTATCACGCTTGTACCAGATTGTTATTGGTGTTTTAGCTGCTCGTTTAGTTGGATTGCTCATTGTGGATTATCCGCTTCAAATGTTTTGCCAGCAGTGCCAAAACTAAATTGCGTTTCATCAATTGGTAAGCAGCCCGCTATATCTTGCTTGTACGCCCACGCAATAAGCGCGTTATCGTATTGCATATCATCGCCGTACTTGCTTGATTTAAACGATGTGCTCGCGCCGCTTGCCGCTTTTTCCTGCGTCACTTGCGTTTCACCGGTTGACGATTGAAGCGTACCAGCAACGTATGAATTAGCAATATCGTCAGCAACGTCTGCACTGTATGATGACGTTAAACAAGCGTATGTATCGGCAAATGCAGCAATACGCCCGTTAATCATGCCGTCTGGACCTGTACCACCGTAATCTTTTACTGTTTGTAGTGTGAATGCCATTTAACCACCTGTAAGCTTACTTAAATCAACTGTGTTAGCGATTATAACAAACACGATAGCAGTAACAATAAAGGGGAATGCAACTTTCATAACATAATTGTTAAACATCCGACAAAGCCAGCTTGAAGCTTTTATGCCGTCCTCATTCTTATCAATAAAATCTTCTATTGCTTTGATGCGCTCGTCCTTTCGCTCGTCCCTGATAGCCCTTTCTTTATCGGTTATCACTAATTCATTGATTGAGTCGGCCAACTTACTGATTGAATCAGCTTGTTGCGCCATGTATTTTTCAATAGTCGCTAAATGTTCATGCGTTACTACGCTATCGTTACTCATTGGAGTTTGCCTTGATTAATCTTTTTGACAGTATACCAAAAATATGAGTAAGCGACATTATGGCGAAAGATACCGTACAAGTCGCCAAGCTTATCCACCAAGCCTGTAAAAATGAATCTACGCCAATATAACGAAACAATGATACAAACGTGAATACACACAATGATATTAGCGTAATTCCGCCAAATAAACGTTTCAGTGTAAGCATTTATGTATGAGTCCGTTGCCATTGCCAATAAGAATAAAATCATTATAACACAAGCTATTAACGTGTTTTTGTTGTTGGTTTGATAGATGTGTAAGCCAGCAACGATAAGCCATGTGAGCAATGTCGCACAATAGAAAGTTAAACCGTAAATTGGTGGGGTTAGGTTGGTTGGTACAAGCGGGAGCATTACCGCTGTTTCACACAATAAAAAAGCCATACCAAATAGGTATGACTTTCGGATTGTCAGAAGGTAAGCAATAAAAACTAAATTACTTTGATTTTGGCTTGTCACTGTCTGGCTTGACTGGACGGCTAGGCTTACTAGTTGCACCCATGTTAAAAAATCCTCAATCATTAATAGAGCCTATAGTGTATCAGGTTTTTGGCGCTTCTGGTAATGGCATCCAATGGGTTACATTACTATAATTACTTCCGCCGCTAGTCCATTTATCCCATGAGTTTCCGCACATTAAGTATTTTTCAATGCTGCCATCCCATTTATCTTTTTCCGCTTTTGGCCTTTCATCCCAATTGCATTGCCCAGACTCATAAACAGCATCAGTCATCATGATTCGACCTGTACCATCATGATCGTCGCCAATTCCATGAAAATATATTTGCCACTTAACAAAGATAAGGACATGCTGACCGTGCTTTGGCAGCTTGTCATGAACGCTTATCCACTCACTCATAACTCACCATACCCCTTCGCAGCCGCATCAAACTTCTCAATTTTAGCCAACGCTGATTTTACCGAACCCATAAAGCAGCCGTTATCCATCGAGCACTTATGCATGTTTTCGCCTGTTTTGATGTGCTGAATAGTGGCGTTAATTACATCTTGTGACATTGTGCGACCGCCCGTCTTAGTTAGCGCATAAAACTTAGCTTCGATAGTTTCAGGCCAAGCGTTAAAAAACTCATGCCAGAATAAAATCTTACTACCAAGCTTTTTACCGTATGACTTGATATTGTATTCAACACGGCTTTTTTTAGATTCTGGCTTGATAGCTTCCCACTTTGCATGATCGAAAATATACTTTTCAGCCGCATCGATTCGAGACTCTGAATATTTAGGCCCACTCGTTGAGTTCTCATCAAACTGTAAAAGGTAATCAAACTGCTTTTTTGTAATCATCTATTGTTATTCCTCAATTAAGTTTTAAACATAATAACAGCTAAAAATAAAGTTGACAAATGAAAGGTTGTTATTTAGTGTTATGTTTAAATTGATTGATGGAGATTAACAGAATGAGTGAAACTAAATTTACAAAAGGTGAGTGGGACGTACTATCTATAGAAAGTGATAAAGAATACATTCGCATTCGCGGCACGGCGATTGGTGGTCGATATAAAATAGCTAATGTTACTGACTTAAAGTTGCATCATGACGGGAAAGAGTGGTGCTTGCGTGAGCGTGAAGAGAGTTTGGCAAACGCCCATCTAATAGCCAGAGCACCAAATCTTTACCATGCGCTTAAAAGCACAACCGAGGAATTGGCATTTGTTATTGACAGCTACAACAAAAAGGTAAAAGATCCTGCTCATTTTATTGATGCAGAAACGTGCCATCTTAACCAAATTGAATTAGCCAAAGCGCGAGGTGAGAAATGCTAACAGCAATTAACTTTACCGACAGCAAAAAGCCAGTAAAAGGAGATGTGCTTGTAATTGAGACCAAAAAGAGTAGAGGTAAAAAGCTTTTAGTTTCAGTTAAAGATGTGGTAAACGGCGATGAGATTATATTGCAAAAATCAACTAACTCATACTTTATTTGGAATCTATATGAGTCAGGTGAAAGTTGGGTTTGGCGCGTCTTGAATTTAGGGCAAGTACAGCTAACAACATCAGTAAATAACACGGTACAGCTTTATGATTTTTGATCTACTCGAAACCTACGGCGTGCTATTCTTTGGCACTATTGGTGTTGTGCTGTTGATTGCGATGCAATTAAACGATTTTATTAAAACTATATGTGGAGAAGATGAGGAATGAAAACACCTGAAAGGATTTATAATTTCGCGCTATCTCATTACAAACAAATACCTCCTGAGAAAATGATTGATGCAGATTTCTCGCTAAGCAATAGCGCTTGCCATTTTAATGCAGTTGCAGCGGCTAGAGCTGGTAGAGCTGATAAAGTCTGGCTTGTTTGGGCTGGTAGAAAAAACGGAGTAATCCATTTCATTAACTCAAAAGATGGTAAATTCTTTGATGAAACTTGGCACGATGATAAAGATAAATCATGCTATTGGATTATTAGAGAAGTTAAACCACATGAGTATGACTATGTTTATGATGTCTTAGTTGCTACCAAGAAAGCTTTAATTAGCGCATTTGGTACGCCTTGGCAGAAGTTCAGAGTTAACAAAAAACCACATGGGGTTATTTAAGATGAGTAAAAGAGCAATTGAAGTGTTAGACGGCGAATATTACATAGATATGAATAAAAAGCCGTGCAAAACAATATGGGAAGCGGCAGCGATCAACAATAAGCGCCCGCTAAAAGTGCGCCGCCATGTGTGTGTCGTGATGATAGTGTTTTTATGGGGTGTTAATTATGAGTGTTATTGTATGTAGCCTATTTGCCTTTTCATACCTGATTAATTACGCAGTAAGTGGTGATTCAACATCTTTAGTTGTGCTTAATATTTACTGTGCCGCTTTTTTTGTAATAAGCGCAAGAAATAAAAAAGATAATTAAAACAAACCCCTCGCAATGATGGCTTTTATTATTTTCTTGGCAAGTCAGGCTCACCCTCGTACCAATCTAGAAAGTATTGCACCCTAGAATCGCCACCGCCTGTATTTGTAATCTTAACGTGATAAACACTTTCAACTTGCAAAACCCGCTCTCTACCCTCAGGTATTGAATTGCCGTTTCTTTGTGGTACAGACCTAGAACCAAAGTAGTGTTCATCGTCCGAGTTATCAAGCGAAATCCCATCAGCCGTAACAGTTGCATCCTTGTATATTTGAACGGTTGGCGCAATTGGAGTTACGCCATTGTAATTATCAGGCGTTAACTGTATGCCTGTTTGGTCGTCAAATGTAGGGTCTTTAAATAACTCTAATTTAATTTCCTCTGCAAGATAATGAACAATCCTAACCTTTACCAAGACTTTCTTTGATGTGGTTTTGAATATTATGCTCTTACTTTCATCTGCGCCAATTGGATCTAATAGCGGGTAAACTATTCGAGTGTAATATTGAAGTCCGTTTTTAACATTCTGCTCAGGATAACCAGCTACTGTTACCGCCCTTTCACCCCTGACTAGCTTTTTTATTAACTGCGTAAAATTAATCATGGCGCATACTCCACTTGCAATTCAGCGGGACCTAAAACCCAACAATCAACACCCTCTTGAGTTACCACTGAATCATCTTGTTTGATGCGAACATAACCTGTCTCATCATTAGTTGGTATCTCATCACCAAAATGCAATCGCTCTACAGTTGTTAGTACGGTTATCAAAAGTTGATCGCCAGATTCTACGCCCTGCGATGCCATGGCTGTATGCACATTCTGCCAGCCCTGACCTAATTTAATATTATCAAACATATATAAACCTCTGTTTATGTTTTCCCCATTATATCAACCAAACCTATTGCATGTTTAAAGATGATGCGCTATTGTGTTAGTGTTATTTTTAATTAATGGAGATTTTATTGTGAGAGAGCTAAAGTTTAAGGAAGTTGGATTTGTTCCGTTAGAGCCACCAAAAACATTAACAGCTGATGATTTTATTGCAGAGGTTAAGCGTAATGGATTTAACCCAGTAGAAAGCACACTTAATGAGGATGATAAATTCTTTTATATTTTTTGCGAACAAGACTGTTGGTTAAGAGGTGAAAAATAATGGACGGCAAAAGAGCAGAAGAAACATTTATGAATAACTTAGCAACCAAAACACTACGCAACGAATACATGAAAAAGGCGATTAATATCGGTAGTAATGCTATTAATTTGGTGCGCGATTATTTTGATTATCGAGTTACTGATTTTGTTGATGGTAAACCTGTTGATTGGACACTAACCGACCTAGACAGGGCGCTTGATGAGATGGGGAGAGTAAAATGACACTCGAGCAAATAGCACAACAAACAATGGATTATTTGGACAGAGTTGGCGTTGCGGCGGATTATGAGGTTGGTGGATATATAACCATTACCACTGACGACTTTAGATTCACTAATCTTTCAGGCTCAGATTACATGATGGCAAGAATAAAATATAGATACCCACAAAAAAGCCCTGCATAAACAGGGCTTTTGTATTTTACTCAGCTTGCTTCGATTTTGGCTTGGCTGCTGGTTTAACTTCTTCCGCATAACCATTAGCAATCATTGATTCCGCTACTTTGGTTTCAACATCCTGCTCACCTGTTTCAAGCTCAGTCAAAACGCCTTTCACTTTGGCGTAATGACCTGCTTTAGTTACGTTAACTTTCACGGGTCACACTCCTTAGCTAGATGCGTACAGCGTTGATTTCAAGCCGCTAAATGTATTCTTAGACTGGAAGCCAGCCGCGAACCATTTAACGAATTGGTACGGGTCGTTATGCTTAAAGCGTGGCATTTGATAACTTGACATCATCATACCAACTTTAGCATGTAAGCCGTTCATGCCAAGAATTGAGATCAAGATTTGGTTGCCGCTTAACTGGCTATCAGCTTGGATTGATGAAAATTCAGGGATTAACTGATTAACAGCCGCCATGATGTTCATAAAGCCAGTGCTGTTTGATGCAGCAATGCGTTGGAAGTTAGACATAATTTGCGGTGATACTTTCAACACAAACGGGCCTGACTTCTTGTTGTTGATACGTAGCACATCAAGAGCTGCTAGCAACTCTGCAACCGCTTCTGCGTCAGTTGTCGCTGATGATGATAAGTCGGTTTGCAGCGTGTAAGTAGCAACACTTGAGTCACCCTTCAAGCCGCCCCAAACAGCATTATCAACTTTCAGTGTAGAGTCACCATTCCAAAGATAATCGTTCACATCTTCAAGTAATGAAAATTCGATTTCCATACTATCTTCTGCAAGCGCTGGTAAAGCTTCGCTTTGCATAGCTGAAACATCGCGGAAATCACGACCATAACCACCGTCGAAAATTGGCACGATTGTCTTTTGGTAGTTGCTTTCAGTTTTATCCATTTCGATATCAGTTTGACCTGACATTGATCGAGTGATGCGGCCTGCTTCACTGTAACGGCGAGACTCGATTACTTTCTTACCAATACTAACAGTTTGCGCATTTGATAAAAGCTCGCCAAGTAAGTTTTGCGAACCCCAATCACGATCTTCGCCAGTCGCAGTGCCATCAACAAGACGGTACATTTCGTCAACGCGAAGGTTGTTAACAGACATTTGACCTTTAGCTTGGTTGATGCCAAACGTTTCACCAGTGTGGCTTAGTAGCTGCAAGCTTGCATTAACGCCAGCTTTACGGAAGTCAGACAAATCATTCCACTGGCGGTTTAGTGCATGTAACTCTTTGCCGCTCTTGCCTTTAAAATTAAAATAAATGCTCATCGTTTACCCCTTAAAGTGCGCGACATAAAACTAATGTGCCAGCACCACCAACGCCAACGTTGATGATTTCTTCTGTCACTGCGAAAAGCTGTTCGGTACCATCAGTTGCACCAAGCTTGAAATCACCATCGCCATTTGAAGCAACTGGTAAGCCTTTGCTTGTTACGTTTTGGCTAGCTGCGAATGATAACAGCACAAAGTCACCGCTATTTACTGAGATAGCTTTGATTGTATCACCGCTAACAACTGCTGTAGTTGTTGAGCCGCCAATCGTTTGTGCTTGGTCATCACAGATTAAAAACTCATTACCAAACGTGGTTGAAGCTTTAGCGGTTACATCAATTGCACCAGCCGCAGCACGTGCAAGTAATTGACCTGGCATAAACGCCGATTGCGCTAAACCTTCGATTGTTTGTTTGATACGACCAACGCCGCCAACAAAAATACTATTTTTTCCTGCTGCCATTGTGATTACTCCTCAATACCAGGTTTTTGAGAGCGATATTCGCCGTCATCTGAATTGGTTTGCGTAGTACGACTTTGCGGACCACCATAACCGTCAGCAACATATTCAGCGCCGTTTGCTGCTAAGAATGCTTTTGCTTTTTCTAAACCTAAAGCTTTAGCGTCATCAGCATCTAGACCTTTGTTAAGCGCTGCTACTTGCTCAGCTACTTGGTCAAGCTCTTTGTTTGCGTTTGCGGTTAACTGGTCGGCAAGAGGTTTAATCGCTGCGTTAACAATCGACTCAACATCTTCTTTTGTGAAACCCTCACTAGCGTTTGCGGCAAGCTTAGATTTCATTAGAGTTTTAAGCTCATCGTCTGTGACTTGGCTATTAGTAGCTAAGCCTAACGCTTCGAGCATTTCATCACGATTCATAATTGAACCCTCATTTGGTTGGTTTACGTCAAATTCTTGACTATTGTAGCCTTTATCTTGTGCGGGTGCAAAAGCGTTAGCCTTTACAAATTTCTTAAGGACTTTTTGCGGCTCACCAGATAGCATAACAGAATCATCACTATCAATTTCATAACTCATCTGATAGTAGTTGCCATCGTCCGAGTCATCAATATAAATGAAATAACTATCATAAACTTCGACAACCCATTTATAACGATCGCGCTGCTGGTCGTTGTTAATTTCGTCATTTAATTGACGGCGAATGTCGTCATGACTTAACGCATTAATGCCAGCTAGTTTTTTAGCTGCATTCCATGCTTTTGTAATTGCGCTGCGCTTGTCTTTGCAAGGCTTATCTAAATGCTCATGCTCATCAATATTGCAAACAATAATCTCACCTTGCTCAACATTAGCATTAAATCGCACCATGGTATTTTCACCGCCTGCAGGTGCTTCGACTTTAGGGTCTAAGAATGCGAGGTGATCATAATTTTGTGACTTGGCGCGCATATCGTATTCTTCACCGTCAATTTCGCCTGACTCACTATTGCGTGTAAATGTTAGGCCAGTTGATACGCCAAATGTTTCTTTTTTGCTTAGGATTTCAGTCCAACGCTCGCCATCATCTTGAGCGGCTAACTTTTTCTTGTTGACTTGTAGGTCAACTTTCCAAACACCATTGGTAAGGTATGGCTGCTGCTCGATAAGTGTACCACTAAAGTAAGTTAAGCCTTTACCTTGCTTTGCTGATACGTTAACCCCGTCAACCTCTGGGTGTCGTAAAGTGACAGGCTGGTCAACCATTGTCGGCATACCTTCCGCATTGTCATCTTCAAAGTATGCAATTCTGTTCATAACCGTGTTGTTTTTAGTGACAGGAATACCGCTAATTTTAAAATGTGTGTCGGTTTCTTCAATTTGAGATTTGCCAACATTGGTATAAATAAGTACGTTGGTTTTAGACATAAAAAAGCCCTACTGTTGATATAGGGCTTATTGTATCAAGTTTTTAATTGTGGGGCTAATTACAGCTTTTTAATGTCATGATCCCATGTTATTTCTGGTATTTCAGAATGCCTGATAACGTCACTTATCCACTCACCATCCTCTGTATAGTAATCATCTTCATCAATATAAAATCTACCTTGGATTATTGATTTATCTGATTTCATAACTAAAACACTGTTTTCGTGATTCGGTTTATTTTCTGTAAATATCATTTCACCGTCCTTCTCAATATTAAAATTCGTTGTTTCTTGGTTGATTTAATACATCTATCACCAACAGGTTTATTGCACCACATGTTTAATTTGCAATAAAATGACAGGTTAAAACTATCACGCATTTGTTTTGTTATTAGTCTAGTCATTGATGTATACCTTCTTAAACCATTTCTGCTTAACCAAATCATACTCATAATCTAATGATTTAAGTATGTCGTATGCTTGTTTTGATTTGTTGCGCTTTGACGGCTTACTTGTAGCGACCTCACTTACAGCCTCATTATATGATTTAAACTTGCTAACAACCTCATGGTGAGATACATCAACGTACGTAGGAACCAGACTATTAACAAACTTATCAGTAGCATCATCTGCATCTTTAGCTAACTTATCCAACACCATCCGCTTTAGTTTGCCTATTGCGATTATTTGTTCACAAAACATTTTCCGTTTACATAAATAATCAGCACTATTAACAAAGCCAGCGCAAATCTCTTTTTGTCCACGTGCTTTATTTTCAGTTTCATGGATAACAATAAGTTTATTTTCTGAAAGCATGCCGACAAGATTTTGGTATGAGTATTTATCCTCAACCAGACCGCCCGTAACGCCGTGTAATTTCAGTGACTCTACAACATCATTGTATTTTTGCTCGGTGTCTAGCTCAGATGCTTGGATAAAGTCGCCTTCGCGGATTTCGTTTAGTTGGAAGTCTAGGCCAGCAATAATGTTGATATAGTCGAATCGGCCAAGGTCTGGTTTGCAGTGTAATGGGTATTCTTTATGTTCGATTTTACCATCAATAAACCACTGCCCTCCATTCGCATAACAAACCGCACCATCTTTCCATTCAATTTTATTCATATTAATTTACCCCTATCTCAAAATCATCTGCCATAAGTTTTAGTAAGCGCATAATTTCAGCGCCTACGATTGTGTTTAATGCGTCGCGCTCGTCACAACATTCAGAGCCTAGTAACCAGCGTTTAACGATTGATGTTGTGTCGATATCGCACAAAACATTATCAAGCGAAATAAACGCCTCTTTGTTGTTTGGTGTACTGCGGTCATATTGCACCTGATTAGTTAAAACCAATTCAGTTTCACCAACTATCCAATCACTGCGATTGATGTTTTGCGCTGCGTCTGCTGCTTCTGTTGCGTGTATTGTTTGCATTATTTGCTTGTCTCCATTAATTAACTTGACCTAAATATAATATTAAACAAAACACTTTACAAGGTTTATTTTTAATATTATGCTGTGTGGGAAATTTAATTTTGGAGATAGAAAATGAAATATCCGTATATTGGTAAAGGTACAGAAAGCGGGACTATTGAACTTATTTATAGCAAAGGTTTAGGCGTTGCAATGGATAGCAAAACATGGGCAGCTGGAAACGGTGATGATAAAGAGGTTGAAGAAAGCTTCTTTAAAAACATCACCGCAGAATACCTAGCAAACACTTACGGCGAAGTTAAAAGCAAAGAACATGCAGAGTTTATTAAGCTGTTAGCAGAAACTAATAAAATTCCTTGCGCCGTGCTTAGCATTGATATGAATTATACGATGTTCTATGTAATTGATGGATGTCTATTCTTTTGCGTTAAGGAAATTGATGCTATTGGTGATTACAATAAAATCACCATCCCATTACCGCCTGAGTTAAACGTAAATACACCAGAGGAAGATTTTAAAATGAAGCAGATTGCAAAGAATAACGATACTCAACCATCACACGTAACATTTAACACACCTGAAAATTTGAACTTATCTTTTACCACTACTGAAACAATCTCAACAAGCGGTGCAAGACAGTTAGATATTACTGTTATTGATAATAACGCATACACTTACAATAACCTTATTCAAGATAGCGAGCGTGTAAGAAAGGTTGCGGAAATCATTAACAAGTCAGAGAAGGCAGCTAGAATGCAAAAAGTAAACAAAGCTGCTAGTGATGCACTAAAAGAAAGCGGCGACAATCTTGATGAGTGCGCATCTGAAATTTTAGATGTTCTATATTCAGATTTATCATCAGAAGAAAAGCATAACAAACAACTTGAAATACTAGCTAAGTACATAGTTAAAGAATGTGAATCTCGAATTACTGGCGAGCCAGAAGAAGACGCAGGAATGAACCTTATTTTCGGTGACTCTGATAAGTGTAAAGAATGGCCTTGTGTTGGCTCTAAAGTAACTTGGGGTAACAAGTCTGTTAGTGGAGAAGTGAAAGCTATTTCTGAAGGTCTTGCATGGATTAAAAATGAATATGGCAATCACTGCACGGAGTATCTTTCAGCTTTATCAAAACCAAAAACGCCAGAGGAGGAGTTGCGGGATGATATTATCGAAATCATAGAATCATCTCCAAGTAGCGATTACGCAATGGATGTGATTGCAGAAAAATACAACATTACCAAAAAGCCGCAATAGCGGCTAGGGAGGAATTATGGAAATGTCAGACAAAGAGTTTAAACAACGAATGATTTTATCGTTATCGCAAAATGAAATGCTGCACGATATAGCTAAAATAGCACAGGTTAAGCACGTTAGTATGCCTGAAATGCTAGTTAATATTTCAAATGAAACGTGCGAAAGGCTTAATGAATCTTGCGATAAACCTAACCAATAAAATCATCAAGCCAGTCTGAGCCGTCGTCATTGGCGGCAAAGGCCATAATAAAAGAATCAGCCAAGTTAGGGCTTTTAATCTCGCGCTTTTCTAAATCCTCTTTTGATTCCACCATTACCTTACCTGATTTTGAGAACTTACGGCGCGGCGTTGATAATTCATTAATCAAGTCTTGTAAATAATCAATATCCTCATCAATACAAATCAAATCTGACTCACTCACAACGTTACGCCAGTCCTCGCCTTTATCTTGCATAGTGATTGCTATATAGGTGTTTTTAAGTCTTTGCGCAACATCCCACCAAGCCTGCGCTTTTAGGTTCTCAAAAAAGTCCTTATTGGTTATTGATTCGTCCTCAGCGTCGATATAGTAATCAGTTGGGTTTAATACGCCGCCACCAGCAATAAACTTGCTATACCTCAGAGCCTGGTAGCCGTTTTCAGTTGAGCGCTCTTGGTTAAGTTCATCAAACTTAGAGCCGCAAGTAGCGCCCACACCGATAGAGTCATATTTTATGTGAGCTTTCTTTTTGTATGCGTTACTGTAGACGCGTGAGCAGCTCTGCATTAACTCATCTTCACCAGCTTGCCATTGGTCAACAAAAGTACAAATAACACCAGAGCGATGCACCTCTGCGCACTTATCGCTGCCACTGTCTGCAACGTCAAAGCCCGTTTGTTTATCACCGGTTATTTCAATGCCAAGTTTTTTGTGTGCGCCAATAGCGGCATTAAGCCAACTAAGTTTGATAATAACTTTATCATCATCAGAGCGTGGTACACCTAAGTAAATATGCTCGTACGCTTCGGGGTCTTTTTCTTTTAGTCGCTCAGCTTTGGATCTTGCAGTGTCAGATAGGAAAGGATTTTGATCATAATTAATGTGTTTAATTATGCAGTCATCGCCTAGTAAGTTTGGCAGTTTGCTTTGTATAAAATCAGCCTGTAGGCGTGGGTTCCACAATATCCAAACCTCTGCACCCTCTTTACGAATTGTTGGATCTATTACTTCCCATTGTTTTTCGCTAAGTCCTTCACCCTCCTCAATCCAGCAAATATCAACATCTTCCGTTCCTTTGATGTCATCTATATTTCTCGCTATACCGTAAAAAAGAAACTCACTTTTAGTCTCTTTATGTCTAATCGTTGAAACGCCTATATCGAACTCATCAGTCCAACCAGCTTGCTCAATCTTATTTTTGATTACAGTGTATACAGAATCAGCAATACGGTTTTGAAATTGGCGTATACATAGGAATCTGAGGGAGTAGTTACGAGCCAAAAAAGCGGCCATTCCACCAGCGTCTTGAGTCTTACTGGAAAAGCGGCCGCCTTTAAGTAGTTTGTATGGCTTTCTTGTTTGCCAAAACTCTCTAAGGTTTGGGTTGAGTTGGTACATCGCTGTAGAAGTCGTCTAATGACTTTCCTTGAGGTGACATTGAACCGTCAGTTGATTTATGATCAAGTTCGGTCTTATCTTTCCAGCCAAAGTTTTTAAGTGCAAATATTGCGCCTGTTGGAGTGCCTTCGCCAGACGCTAGTCTTTTCTCATAATTCCACTCTACAAAAGTCTTTGCTCTTTTTACAGAGTCAGAAAACCCGTCATATTGCAAATACTCGTCAATAGACTGTCTTGAGCTAAAACCAAGGTAAAGCGCTAAGCCTGTCCATGTAACAGGCTCATTGTTTTCTACACAATATAATTGGTATTCTTCGACTTTTGCGTCAAACGCTTCTGGTGTTTCATACTTGCGAGGTCTGCCGCCCTTATTTACTTCTGTGGCAATTTCGCTAGCCATAAACCCACCTTAAAAAATAAGAAATAATTAAACATAATATTACCACAAAGCGAAAAATAAAAAAGCCTAGTTTTTAAGTAGGCTTTTTGTTCATTTTGTATATTTGATATAAAGGTATAAATATCCCTGAAAATATGATTAAGAACATAACTATGAATGGCAATATGCATGATAGAAAGTGAATCATAATTGATACCCGTTACAGCTTTCTGCACAACCTGACTCTTCATCAATGTTAGCCCCAATTAATTTTCGCAACATGTAAGCATCCATTAGTTTAGCCTCACCAATAATCATTTTGCTGCTTCTGTGCTTTCTGAAGAAAACTCTGTCCATGCCATTTTTAGTGTTTGGCTTAACGTGTTTATATGTTTCCTCAAACCAGTTAAAAGCCTCAAATAATTCTGGCTGCTCCAATGCAATTAGGTGAAGTTTTTTATCTGACTTCTTCCAACACGTGGCGCAGTTGCCTTTATGCGCTTCAAGCTCTAAGTTAAAAGGCTGTTCCTCCCAAAAATCATTCACATCATCCTTATCCATTGGGAACCAATCGATCATTGGAAATACTAGATTGTATTTTTCTATCTTTTTAATGTAAGACATAACAGAAAGACAGTCTGTCTTTGTTATATTCTGATTTATATATTTATCGGCTTGCTTCTTTGTTTCTGAAACCTGCCTAATAAATTTATCACTAGTCGTAAAGCTATCTTTAATCCATAGGAGGTTATAATCGCAAATTCCACTTATCTCACTGCGAACTCTTCGACCTTTCATTGCCATATACAGATTTGCAGAGCCAAGCCCAGCGTATATTTCCTCTCTAAATAAATTTCCATGATCGTCAACATAAAAGCCCATTTTTGATAGTGCTGTCTTTACAGGTTTGCTCATGGCTCTATTGCTTTCATCTATACGCATACCAAGAGCCTGCTTAACACCCTTTAACCCGTTAGCTTTTTTGTATGACTCAATAACCTGCTCTTTTAGTCTGTCGCTGCATTGTGGATAGGTTGCGTTCGGTATTCCGTTCTTTTTTACGTGAGCGTGGAACGGGTGCAGCGAATCTTTATATTGGTGTATTCTATAAGCATTTTTAAAGTCTGTTACTCTATGTGTATTACCTTTTCCATGCTCATGCACTACAGCTTCAAGCCAGATAATATTCAAACCATACTCACGATCACACCTATCAATAAATTCTAATGTCTCCTCGTTTTCCATTCCTGTATTTGCAAAGATACATATTGTTTCGTACTTATGGCCGTATTTCTCTTTAATGATTATAGCTTGCGCCATTGATGACTTGCCGCCGCTCGTATTTGTTATTAACAACTCTTTCATACTAAAAATCTCCAAATCTAAAAAAAACTAAACAATACTAAACATAACACACTACATCAAGCGTTATTTTTAATTAAATTTATAAGCGCTTGCTCAACAACATAAACCGCCAAAATCTCGTTATCAATCGCCTGACCAAAATCAAGCATAATACCAGTATCAGCAAAAACGCTTTCTAGCTCGTCAATGGTGTTTATTAGGCATAGTTTAAAGTTAGTCATACTTACATCGCCAAGTTATCTGGTATATCTGAACATTTGATACCACCGTTAAAATTAAAGCTTTGAGATTTAAACTTAGCTAACTCTTTGTGTAGCACTGCATTATCTTCGATTACTTTAATTTAATTATTTAAAAGCTCTTTCACTAAACCGCGGTCAATTTCGATATCAAAGTCTAGCGAGTCCTGTATAGTGTCAATTAATTGTTGATCTATCATTTTCGTCTTCCTTTCTTTGACGGCCTAAAAGTTTGGCACTGGTTAATTTTACCTAATCTGCAGTTTAAGCAGTCGCAAAAACGAGGTGATGAATCTAATTTAGGTATTGGCTCGTTTTTCAGTTTTTTAATGTTTGATAAAATACTGCCTTCATAGGCGTCATCGCAGATAATTTTTGTATTACCATGAATTTTTATAAGCGCCTTTGTTAGCGCCTTTCTAATATCTGAGCGCCCACCAATTATTGCTATTTTTATTTCTGGCTTTTCTGCATTCATCACAACACCTCCACAGCAACAACACCAATTAAACAAATGCAAAATATCGCGGCGAGTAGTAATAAACCGCTTTTTATCATTTCTGATTTATATTCTATGTAGGTTTTCATTATTTTCCTCTCATAAAGTCAAAATCTGATTTGTTTGGATGTCTATAATTTAAAAGCCAGTCTGGTGACTTTATTAATTTTTCATTACTTCTTAACTGCACAGACGGCTCGACATCATACTTATAACTGTTTGGAAATTCGTTATCGTACTGCTCTAAAAGTTCCGCCATCCTCTCTTGCCACTCATTGGGCATTTGCACCATCATTGATCTAGGTAATGTTAACCATGATGCTCTACCCGGTCCAAACCATCTTGCTAATCTATCGTTCCACATATCAAACCCACAACTTCCAACCAAAAACAAAAAACACGGCGTATAGTAAAACGTACACTAAAAGCCACCAGCGCGAATCTAAGCGCTTTAAATCCGAATAATAAGGACTTAATCGAAAAGCGTGAGAAACCGCCTCACGTTGATTCCTAGCTTTGAATATTACCGTTTTACCGTTTACCTTGATGCTGTATTTAGGCATTGTAGCTACTCCTTAATAAATAACATTATCTTCGCTATCACAAAGTACCGAATCAATACCTTTGTAATTTTTAGCGTGATACTTTGCAGCGGCTTGGTTGTCTTTAGCTTCAAAGCACTCCAAAATACAAGCTGATTCAATGTCGTAATTTGCACGACCGTCATAAATAAAATAATTTTTCATAATTTGCTTACCCATAAACCTCACTCCTTTCCTTTAATTTTTTACCAAGCGCTTCTAATGCTCGTTGCGCTGGTGTTGTTATGTCGCTGCGGTTTAGTCCAATACCATTAAATTCTGGGCAAACAAAGCTACCGCTGCCTAAGTTGTTTCTTTTTTGAAGTTTGGCGGTTAATGAGTTTTCTATTTGCTCAAGTGCATAGCTAACAACATCACTATAGTCGCAATCAAAACAGCATGTAACCGAGTCTTTGTTTTCAACTTCGTAATACATAACCGAACCGTCAGAATAATAACCACCTTCACGGATCTCAAAATCACCCATCTCAATATCACGCTTAAAACGTTCAAGCCTTTCAATGCCGCTTTGGCTTAGTTGGTATGTGTTGCTCATAACCTTCAATCTCCATTAATTAAGTTAAGCGCCACCTAAAATGGCGCAGTAAAAATTATTCTTCGATGTATTGCCAGTTTTCGTCATAACCATATTCTTTAGGGTCAGAATCTGGGTAACGCAAAGTAAAAGCAAACTCAGTCCATTTTGATTTTTCTTCATCTGTCATGTCGCCCCACTTAGGTGCGATAGATTGCTCTGTGATTTTACCATTCATGATTGTGTAGTATCCGCAATTTGAACCAGTATCTTCATCAGCGTATTCAACTTTAATTTCTTCGTTTGGAAACTTAAGCGATAAAGCCTTTAAAATTTCTTCTGGATGTGACCATGCTGTATCGAAACTTACTAGGTTATCAGCAATACATTCAATACTCTGATCGTAAGCATTCCATTTAGTGCCCCATACTTCGCGGTTAAAATTCATTTTATGGTAGTAACCAGTTTTCTTTTTGTTGGTTACCATAACAATAAATTGATCAAATGATTCATCACGCAGCTCAAGAACATTAACATCATTTCGATTGCCAGCCTCTAGCGCTGCAATTAACGGGTTGCAACTTAAAGGCTCACCGCATACTAATGCAGCTGCTTCTTCAGCACCCATGCAAATACCCATACCAACAGTGTCTTGCATTTCATCTGGGTAAGGAATAACCATTGAAAAATCAATGTGACCCTCTTCGTTTAGCATTGATAATAAAACTTCTTTGCTTGCGTGGATTTTAGTTGTTACATGATTTGGCATTTCTTTTCTCCATCAATTAATTTAACTTAACTTTAATGCTTTATTTTTAGTATTGCAAGCTTTGTTTTTAGTTTATTTGGTGTTTTTTGGTCTCTGTGGGTATATTTACACTCATTCTGGTATCTGCTGGTATCACTTTGGTATGGTATTGGTATAATATTGGTATATATATATGTATTATAAGTGTATGTATTTATTAGTATTATTATTATTATTTACTATGTATGGGTATGAATTTAAGTGTTTTGGTATTTTTATTTATTTCTGTACCTTCTTTGTGTAATTAATTTTAGTACCAGTACGTACTAATAAATATATACATACACGTTAAAAATCGCGTTTTCATACCGCAGCACTTAAAAATCAGCAAAAAACACCTTAATATCAATAAGTTAAGTGCAATTTAAAGATACCAATATCATACCGCAAGCATACCAACGCATACCAGAAACGGTAAAATATACCCACAAAACACGATGTTTAACCGTTTTTATCGATTAATTAATAGATTTCAATCTGTAAATTGAATTGTTATTAATTAAATTTATGTGTCACCATGTATTACAAGGTTATTTACTCTATCGAGGTTTTTATGAAAGAAGTTGCTATGTCGAACGCTAAAGTTAAATTCAGTCAAGGGATGCACGATGATGTTTTGCTTGTATCTGAGTTGACTAGCATGGAAAGAAGTAAAGTTATTCGCGCTGCCACCGCTTACGGTCTTGATAAAATGAAGCGCTTATTAAATGACAATCAAAAAGAAAATGTAACTTCATTTATCGCTGAGTCTGATAAGCAATTAAGAAAGCCATCTAAAAATATGGAGTGTTAATTTATGGCTCAGAACATAAATACAGAAAATATCACCAGTATGGATTATTTTAAGAATGGCCCAGAATCAGGTGCGGTTACACATAGGGAGTATTGGCCGGAACCAATTTTAAGCGAAGATGATCGTCTTTACTCGACTATGCACTTGATTGACCATAGCCGCGATGATGCGCTTAGTAATCTTGCGAAGGAAGTTGCCGCTCAAGTTCAATTCCCTGAATCTAGCGTTTATTTGCATGGGCTTGGCTGTGTTGCTGCAGCTATGTGCAAAAGCTTCTATGTAAATTACTTTGGTGAGCTATCAACAAATTTATATATTGCCACCGCTCAGCCACCATCAACCGGTAAAACAGGCGTTAGTAATTTTTTTACAAGTCCAATACTTGCAGCGGTTGAAGAATTGAATGCGGGAAATAAAAAGCGCCGCCGAGAAATACTGCAGGATATTGAGGAAGCGGAAAAGGAATTAAAGTCATCGACTGGCCGAGAAGAAAAAATGAATTTGCGCGATACCTTGGCAGAGCTTGAAGAAAAGCTGATGAGGTTTCCGGTTTACAATATGTATTTTACCGACGCGACTCCAGAGGCTTTATGTAATGAAGCGGCAAAGCAAACAGGAATGTTTAATATAATTTCTGATGAAGCGCAATCAATATTAACAAGTATCGGTTTGGCTTATGGTGACAGCAAGAAAGCACCAAACAATGAGCCAATATTAAAGGGTTGGGATAATGGCTACGTTAGCATGGTTCGTATTACTCGCTCTATGCCATCAATTCATATTCGCGGCGGTATTGCTGTACTTGCACAGTACGAGACGGTTAAGGCGATTCTAAGTATGTCTGACAGGGAGAACGGTTTAACTGAACGTTTCTTGTTTGGTTATGAATCTCACATGCTTGGCAGTCGTGATCACACTCAATTTAAACCTGTTAGCAGCGAAACAAAAACCGTATTTTCTGAAATTATGCGAAACATTGTACTTTCAGAAAAAACAGTGTTGAACATCACTGAAGATACGCAAAAATTCATACTACAGAAGAAAAACGAGTTCGAACCAATGATGGCGGATGGCGGTAAATATTCAAGCAATTTAATGCGCGGCTTTGTCGGTAAAATGGATAAGCAGGTGTTAAAAATTGCGGCAAGTTTACATGCAATTGATAATTTTCAGCACTCAGTAACAAATCTAACTATAAGCTACGAAACCGTTTTGAGGGCTTATAGCATGTACTGCGAACTACTTAAGACATTTACTAAGACTGCTGACAGTGAAGGCTTTGGTGGTGATGAGTCACAAATAAAACATGTTGCCAATACTTTGTCAGGTTACATCAGTAAGGGCCGTTTTGAAGTTAAGGCCAGAACTTTGATTGACTCAATTAAAAAAGGCAAGGCATTTAAAAGCCAAACCAAGATCACAGCGCACTTCCACGAAAAGCTTATGCCTGTATTGCAAAATAGAAATATTTGCTGGTATAGCGAAAAACAAGAAGGCTTTATTCGCATTAACCCTAAGATGGCGGAGTGATCATGATTGATGTTGAAGATTTAAAAGCACGTGTAAACATTGTTGAAATTATCGAAAACTTTGTGCCATTAAAAAAACACGGTAAAGACTTTTTTGGCTGCTGCCCTTTCCACAATGAAAAAACAGCAAGCTTTACAGTTAACGAAAATGAGCAGTTTTATCATTGCTTCGGATGTGGTGAAAGTGGTGATGTTGTTAAATTCTTGCAAGACATTAACGGTTGGGATTTTAAGCAAGCTGCAAAATTTCTAGGTGCCGACATTCAAGAAACTGAAATATCAACCGGTCAAGTCAAAAAGGCCAGACCAAAAACAGCAAGACTACCAATTAACCAGGTTGCGTTTGGTATTGATGAAATAAACGATTTTTTACGTAAATGCGAGGTTAAAAACTGGCAAGGTGAAAATATTTATTTTAAAGGCTCAAGCCAAATAGCAATACTTACTGATGTTAATGCAACACCGGTATCACTTATTCAGTTACGTGGTATTGGTTATGATCCATTACCATACAAGAAAAGATTTCTATACGGAAGTTTCGCCATATTCGGGCAAATAGACGGTGATGTTTACCTTTGCGAAAGCTGGTACACAGCGAACAAGTTAAACCGTGCTGAAGGTAAAAACGCAATATGCTTTTTTATGCCGCACAATATTAATTTTATTTACAGCGCGATTAAGCATAAGAAAATTAAAATGATTGCCGTTTGCGAAACTGATGAAGCTAAGTTTCAAGCGGAAAGATTGATTGTTGAAACGATGGAGATTTAAGGTTATGTATGAATTAAGAGACTACCAGCAAAAAGCGCATGACTCGACTATCAAGCACATGCGGGAAACATACAAAGACCAGAAGTTTGATCCTGCATTTGTTAATTGCTCAGTTGGTGGTGGTAAGACTGTTTTAATCGCTGCGGCAATACGGCAAATAATGTCCAACCAAAACAATAGCGTTTTAGTGTTAGCTAGGCAGGGTGAATTAATAGCACAAGGCGCAGAAACTGCTAGAGCGTTTGGAATAAAACTTTCCATATTCAGCGCCAGCTTAAATCAAAAATCAACATATTACCCAGTAATTTTTGGCACTGAGGGAACTGTCGGGCGCAGTTTGCACAATGAGTTTAGGCAAAGAGCATTCACGGCAATTCTAGTTGACGAGTGCCATCACATAAACTGGCAAAGCTGCCTAGATGATTCAGAAGATAACACACAGTACAGCAAAATCATTAAGCACTTTCAATTTAACGCAAAATTACTAGGTGTTAAACCACCGTTAATAATTGGTTACACTGGCTCTCCTTATCGAGGCAGTGAGTCAATATACGGCCCTTTCTGGAAAAAGCAATTAACTGATATTTCAACGTACGAATTAGTTAGCAAAGGATTTTTGGTGCCGCCAGTATTCGGTTTTGGCGATGAAGAAAACCACTATGAATCACTAAATCAATTCAGCATTAAGGGCGGTGAGGGAGCGGAAGATTTTAGCGCCAAAGAATTAGCCGCAATGGGTAGGGCCGTTTGCAAAGAGCAAACCAAAACTCAGCAGATTATGCAGGAAGTTATAGAGCGCACAAAAGATAAACTTGGCGTACTAATTACATGCGCAAGTAAAAAGCACTGCGAACAAGTAGCTGAATGCTTGCCTGATGGCACTTGGGGGATTGTCACAGACAGCACAAGCGCTAAAAATAGAATGGAAATATTAGCCAAGGCAAAGGCAGGTAAATTGAAGTACGTCATTCAGATTGGATGCTTGACGACCGGCGTTGATATTAGTCAGTGGCAGGTGTGTGTGATACTTAGAAAAATAGGCTCTTTAACTTTGCTTATACAGCTTATTGGTCGCGTACTTAGAACATTAAAACCCCATGAAATTGAACAAGGATTGGTAAAGGATGAAGCGCTAATTCTCGATTTCACAGATACCATTGAAGCAATGGGCAATATCTACGAAGATCCAATTTTGCAACAAGCAATGGAGCAAAAAGGAAAGGCACCAAAAGGTGAGGCACAAGAATGCCCATTGTGCGCAACTTTAAATAGTGAATATGCAGTGCGCTGCGTTGGTCAGTCACAAAATAGCGAAGATGGACGTTGCGAGCATTACTTTATGTTTAACGAGTGCCTTAACTGTGGTGCACATAACGCACCGAGCGCAAAGACCTGTCGCAAGTGTGATGCGGTTATGATTGATCCAAACAAGAACCTAAAGAACAAGGCGTACACTGAGGCTGATTATAAAAAAGTCCTATCAATGTCAATTACCAATGCTGACAGCGGCGGTTTATGGGTTAATTACAGCCTTGATAGCACGTATATGCACAACGGTATTGAGCTGCCTGAAATTGCCAAAGAGTATTTTAACCCGTTCTCGTCTAAACAGTGGGAGCGTTCAACATGGCGCAAGTTTGTAAAAGAACACGTTGAATCAGAAACTTGGCAGCGCGGCATTATGGCAGCGAAAAACTTTGCGCAACTTAAGCAAAACGAAATGGTACTTAAGCAGCCGACCTACATAACGCACCGCAAAAATGACAAGGGCTTTAGTATCATTGCCCGTAAAAAGTTTGATTAATTTAAAAATAAAGCTTGATAATGTGGTTTAGGTGTATTACTTTATATTTAAACCACAACAACGGAGATTTACGGTTATGTTAGCAATCGAAACAAAACTAACACCCGCAGTAATCGAAACAAATTTCGAGGATGCGAAAAAACAAGTAACGGCAGAGTTAGAAAAGTATGAAAACTACCTAGTTACGTCTGAAACATTGTCCAGTGATAAAAAACTAGCACAATCAATCAAGGCGCAAGGTAAAGAAATTAACGATTTACGCCTTGCCAAAAAGAAAGAGTTAATTGCACCAATTGATGAGTTTGAAAAGCAAGCAAACGAATTAAAAGGTTTATACCTTGAAACGGCCAATAAAATCAGTGATCAAGTGGCTAAATTTGAAAAAGTAACACTTGATAAGTTGCGCGATGATTTGATTGAGTTGCTCAAGGTTGATTTTGATCAAATGGGAGTTGCAGAGCAATTTCAAAAGTTTGATGTTGATCACCTTGTCAAATTAACGAATATCACGGACAAAGGTAATCCAACTAAGAAAGCAAAAGAAGGTGTTAGCGCAATCGTTGAGACTGCTAGCCTTGAGCAGAGCAAGTATAACAATAGAATTATTATTGCTGAAAACCAAAGTTTGGAATCTGGTCTATCATCGCCATTGCAAGAAATTCACATCAAGTCGTTTATCTTTGCTGATGACGATCAATTTGATGCCGAGCTTAAGGCGCTAATTAATGTTGAATTAGAACGCCAGCAAGAAACGCAAAGCAAGGTGCAAGTACAAACACAGCCACCAGCAAGTAAAGCACTTAATTTGCCACAATCAGAAGTGTTCGAACAAATGCAATATGCACCAGTTGAAGCTGAGCAAGAAATTAAACCAGTCGTTATTGATGGTAAAATTGAATACATTTGCACGGCAACGTTTAAAGTAACTGTGCCTGAGCAAGTGCCAGTATCAAAAATCGAAGAAAAGCTTGTAAAAATGATTGAAGATTCTGGAATTACATCATTACAAGGCGTGGAGGTTAAACCTAATGGAATTTAATTTAGAAGATTTCGATCTTGATAGCTCACCTGTTAAACAGAAAGAAAAAGGCCCTAAACTTGGTTTATTTACCGATATTGATCAAGACGATTACCGGGCGATTGATGCATTAGCCAATAGCGATGCAATCATGATCGAAAATAATCCAGCTGATTATATTTGGTCACGCAATGCACCAACTAATTATTCAAAGGTGCAAACTAAAGATTTTGGCACCGCATTGCACTGCGCACTACTTGAGCCTGAAAAATACAAAGACTTGATTTTTGTTAGTAGCGTTAAAGGTCGCAATACCAAATCATTTGAGCAAGAAGTTATAGACAATCCAGATAACATTGTTTTAACGGCTGATGAAGCTGAACAAATTGATGTTATGGTTGGCAGTGTTAATGCTCACCCAACCGCATCAAACTGGCTAAATTCTGGCGGTGTTAATGAGTGTAGCGTTATTGCAAACGACAACGAGCGAAACGTATTATTAAAATGTCGACCAGATAAAAACCTAATTGAATCACATGGCGTTTGCCTTGATGTTAAGAGTACAGGCGCACTTGATGATTGGCGTAGCGATAAAGAATGGATAAACCCACTATTTAAATTTGACTACGGCCACCAAGCAGCGTTTTACATGCACACACTGAGTTTGCACTACGGCTTTGAAGTTTCGCGCTTTGTGTTTATCGCTGTATCAACATCGGTCGCACTAGGCCGTTATCCAGTTGGCGTGTTTGAAATAACAAAAGACCAATTGATCGCCTGGGGATTTTTGCAACGCATGTTATCAAATATCGAGCGCTTTAAACATTGCCGCGATAATAACGATTGGTTACATAGCGAATCATTCAATTTTTACAGCGATGACGAGTATGCAGACGATGTTGAAGTTGTATTTGATGGAGAGGAACAATGATTGATGTATCTCATACAGTTAAAACTAAATCAGACCAATTAAACGCTGATGATTTGGTTGGCGGTGATTTAATGATTCAGGTTGAAGGTGTTAATGTTACAAATGACCCACAACAACCTGTTCATATTTACTACTATGGCTGTGAAGGTAAGCCATTTAAACCATGCCTAACAGTACGCAAAATACTTGTTGCATTATGGGGTAAAGATGCAAGCCAGTGGGCCAACAAGTGGATGAATTTATATGTTGATCCAACGGTTAGTTTTGGCAAGCAAAAAAACATAGGTGGAATACGCGTTAATGCAATGTCACACATACAAACAGCAGCAACTTTAACTTTGGCAGTTAGACGCGGTGCAAAGCAAGAATTTAGAATACAACCGATAAACCTAGAAGGATAATATAATGAAACGATTAGTAGCTAAAGTTGGCGAGTATCAAAAAGACGGGCAAGACAAAGGGGAATACCAGCGCTTAGGTGTACTTATGCTAGGTAATGATGGTGGTGAGTACATGTTACTAGATCCATCAATCAATCTTGCAGGTGTACTCTTAAAGCAGAACGCACTAGCAGCTAAAAAAGGTGGTCAGCAACGTGATACGGTGATGGTTAGCGTTTTTGATGATAACAACCAGCAACAAGGTGGTTATCAGAACAGCCAACAACAAGGCGGCTATCAAGGTGGCCAGCAACAAGCGCCAAATCAACAGCAAGGCGGTTACGGTGCTCCACAGAAACAACAAAGCGCACCACAACAGAACAGTTACCAGCAAGCACAACAAGGTAATAATTACCAAGGTGGACAACAAGCGCCGCAGCAGGGAGGAAATAATTACCCACAGCAATAACGGCGGACCATCAAACCAGATGGAGCCGCCGATGGACTTCGATTCGGATATTCCTTTCTAGATATTCCATTTTGGTAAAAGGTTAGGTATAATTACTTAACCTTTTTTATTGGAGTTTGTTATGAAGTTATGCACAAGATGCATGGTAAGCAAAAGTGAGTCTTGCTTTCATAAAAGGGCAGCGTCAAAAGACGGCCTATCAGCCTCTTGTAAGGATTGTCAGAGAGCTTACGACAAGGCTAGACTGAGAGATCCAAAGAGGATGAAAGCAAGAAGGGATTACCAAAAAACAAATAAAGGAAAGCTTGCTCACTCAAAAGCTTGTAAAAAGTGGGTTGAAAAAAACCAAATAAAAAGAGCTGCACACATATTGGTTGGTAATGCGTTGCGGGATGGTAGGTTAAAGAAAAAGCCATGTGAAATTTGTGGAGATAAAAAATCACATGGACACCATGATGATTATGCAAAGCCTTTAGAAGTCAGATGGCTTTGCGATGCCCACCATAAAGAGTGGCACAGTGAAAATGGAGAAGGTGCCAACGCATCTTAATTTAAAAAAGCGCCATTAATTTGGCGCTAATTTTATAGGTGATTTATGAGTAAAGTGATACTGGGAGTGGATCCGGATTCAAGTAAGAGTGGGTTTTCTGTTTTTGATAACGGTAAATTATTTGATGTCTCATGCAAGTCATTAATTGAAATTTACCAATTTTTAGAAAATGAAATGCAGCACAATATACCTAGCGTTTATGAGCTACACATTGAAAATGTGAATGGCATTAGCTCAAATGCTTTCAATATGAACCGCAAAGACCCATTACCTGTAAAGCTAAAAAAGGCTGAGCATGTTGGTAAATGCAAGCAAGCGCAAATTGAAATAGAGCGCATTGCAGAGCATTTTGACATTAAAGTTGTGCGACACAGTGTAAGTAAAATGTGGAAAGATAGCAAAACTGGCAAAGTTGCATTGGCTGATTTAGGTTGGCACTGTCAGAGTAATGAAGATAGTAGATCTGCATGCTACTTCGGTTATCTTGGCGTAAAACTAGACAAAACTAAAAACAAAGCTTGATTATTTAAAAATAACGTTATAAAGTTAGTCATATCAGATAGGAGGTTTTATGAAAAATTACATGAAGCACTATTCTTGCCATGATGTTGAAGCGATTGTATTTGGTGTTGCGCTAGGTCACTCATTTGATGTTATTGCAAATTCAATGGGTAGGACAAGGCGCGGAATTGAAAAGGTTTATAAGCGAGCAATGAATCTTATTCAATGGCAAGAGTATCAATCAGAAATTAAGGTTAGGTATGCCAAATGAAAACACCTAAAACACGTAACAGTCATTCGAGCTGCGTTAATCGCATAATGAAAGAGCCTGAACTGCTGTTAAAAATTAAATTGGAGCGTCAAGGTTTGCATTGGCGCGATATTGATAAAAAACTAAATGAGTTAGTGAGGAATGGAAATGATACCAACACATCAAACAACTAAAAGCGCCGGTGCAGATTTATACGCATCGGAAACAGTAACGATTGAGCCGCAGCAAGTAAGACTTGTTGGTACTGGTTTTGGTTTGACAGACTTACCATACCAAGCGGACCATGATTTAGTATTCATGCTTTGCAATCGCTCAAGTGTGGCGTTTAAAAAGTCTCTAATGGTATGCAATGGCGTTGGCGTTATTGACCAAGATTACAAAGACGAAATCAAAGTTATGTATATCAACATGAGCGGCGAGCCACAAACAATCAACAAAGGTGATCGCATTGCTCAATTGGTGCCAATGCGTTATGTTCCTTGCGTTTTTCCAGTAAAAGAAATTGATCGCGAAGGTGGTTTTGGATCGACCAATGAATAAACAATACTACAAAAAGAAAGCGTCCGATCACTTTAGAGCATACCAAGCTGCCGTTGAAGTTGGCGACACTAAAGCGATGAAATACCATGAGCAAGAATATTTAACTTATAAAAAGGCAAGTGAATCATGAACACAACCGACCTAATAAACCGCGCACAGTCAGATTTAAATGAGTATGGCCATGTATCAGCTACCACAGCACAAGCGTTAATTGATGCGCTTATTGCTGCTACTGGTGATAAAGTTTTTGTTTGTAATGGTGAAAAGAAATAATGAATGGATTTATAGTAATAAGCAGTAATGGTGAATATGGGATTGAAGTTAAACCAACAGGGTTTGGTGGCAACGGTAGTACTAGATTGCGATTCACTAAAGATCTAAATCAGGCAAGTATATTTTATGAGTCTACATTCAAGCTATTGCAAACAGAGTTTGCAAATCAGGTTGTTGCTAAAATACCAGCCATGGAGAAAAGAGTAATAACACTTTGCGGCATGACAGAAAACACTAAATAGCCCCACCAATAACAACATGCTACAATAAAGCCATACTTTTAAACGTGTGGCTTTTTTATGTCCAGAAACTACTTAAACAAAACCTTTGCGGCAAATATGGACCGACCAAAAAGCCGCCAAAGAAACTTAAACCATTTATTTGGTAGCGCCCCTGTGCAATTTGGAGATACTAACCGCAATGACTCTGCGGCTTATGGCTATCCTGATTCGCTTGATTTTTATATCTTGTATAACGCTTATCGTCGTGGCGGTTTCTTTAATGCCATTATTGATATTATTCCAGAGCGATGCTTTTCTGATGATCCATTTATTGTTGATGGTGACGGCGACACACCGCAAGATACTGAGTTTGAAAAAGCAGTCAAAAAGCTAGTTAAAGACTTTGATTTATGGCGCGTATTTGAGACTGCGTTTAAATATGCTGACGTTGGCCAATATTCTACAATTGTGCCAGTGGTATCAGAGCCAGCACAAAACACGTTAGAGCAGCCGTTAACAGCAGGAAAACGAATCATTGCGATAAACCCTTGGTGGCAAGTGGAGTGTGAAGCTAACCAAGAGTATGACAACGACTACGCAAGCGAGAATTACAACAAGCCGTTATCTTATCGCTTGCAGCCATCTAGTTTAAGCGGCAGAAAAACAACTAACGCTACACAGCATACGCTGCACTACAGTCGTGTCAATGTCATTACAAACGCAGTAGGCGCGACCATTTACGGCGAATCAGTTTTAGAGCCAGCTTTTAATGCGCTGTTTGATGCTAACAAAGTGCGCGGCGCATCAAGCGAAGGTTATCGCAAGAATGCAATGCAAAAGTACGTGCTAAGCGCCACCAACGCAGAAGCAGCCAAAGCGTTTACACAAGCTGCGGGGAAAGAAGCTATAAACCAAGCTGTAGATGACTTTAACGACAACTTTAATTCAGCTTTACGCCTTGGTGGTGTTAGTGTTACAGCCCTACAAACGCAACTACAAGATCCAAAATCAGCATGGGAAATATGCGTTGTTGAAGCCTGTGCAAGTCGCGGCGTATCACTGACTGAATTAATCGGCTTCATGACAGGTGAGCGAGCTAGCACGCAAAATAGTAGCGCATTTACCAAGCGACTTAAAAAGTGGCAGAAGAAATACGGCAATGACATACAGAAGTTTTTGCAGTGGCTGATTGATTTGCAGTTATTGCCACAACCTAGCAACGGCGAATTTAAGGTATGTTGGCCTGATATTGGTGAGCCTAGTAAAACTGAAAAGCTAGACAACGCTGGCAAGATGACCGAGCAAAACGAGCGAGCATTCAAATCTGGTGAGGAAAAACCGTGGACACCGGAGGAAATTAGACAAGCTGGCGGTGCAGAGCCAGAAAAGCCGGAATCAGAGTACGATGATGTTGACTTAAAAGAAGATTTGACACTCGATGAAAATACGTCAGATTAAAGCTTACCCAGTAATTCCGAAAAACGCGGATGACCCAGCTAATCAAAAGGCTAATTTAAGACGCGCACAGATTGAGCTTAAGAAGCGATTCGGGCGCATTAATAAGGCGGTTAAGTTTTTGGTTAGTGAGCAGAAAGATATTCAATCAGTATCTGCTGCTAACCGTATTGCATTTTGGTGGCCTTTAAACGCAAATGGCGAGCGCACAAACGAAGTCATAGCAAACAAAACCTTTTACAGCTACGACATTTCAACTGAGCGTTATGAGTCTATTAACAGTTTTATAGAACGATTGCTTTATGGCGAATTACTTGAATCAATTAACGGTCAACGTCCGCAAAACTGGTTTTATCAGTCTTATTTGTCTAGCGCTTACAATGATGCAATTCGCGATACCATTCAATCAAGCAAAAACATGGCAGACCCTAAAGTGGTGGGCGATGAAATAGCAATGATGGTTAGACAGTTGGACGCAGACGCATTTAACCCGCAGCAAGTGCAATCGCTTGGCTTAGTATATAGTCGCGTATTCAATGAGATGAAAGGTTTAACAGACTCAATGAAAGTTGACCTATCAGAAACGTTAACGCGCGGAATGAGTAGCGGTTTAGGTATTCGAGAAATCACACAAGATATTGCCAAACGTGTTGGTGTTGGTTTTAGTCGAGCACAACGCATATCACGCACTGAAATACTAGGCGCATACCGTACAGCACAACGAGCAAAGACCAAGCAAATAAATGAGGATATTTACGCTGATTCGCCATTTGTGCAAAAGCAACTTTGGTTTAGTGCGTTGGCTGCAACAAGTCGCCCTAATCACGTGGCAAAACACTCTGAGATTTATACTTTGCAGGAAGTAGAAGCGTTTTATGCTCAGTCTGGCTTTGGGATTAACTGCCTCTGTTCCCAATCGCCAATTTTAGTGAATAGAAAAACTGGCGCGGTAGTCATGAAAGACTTGATAGAGAAAATGCGCCAGAAAAAAGAAGCGTGGAGAGCTGGTGTAGCAATGTCAGCATAGTATAAAGCCACTATTAAAGTTGCTTATTAAGCTTAACCATTAACAAACATTTTAAAATATCTACCTTTGTCTATTTTTATGTAGATAAAGCCGCTGTAACTATCGCCATCATAGCTACAACCTTTAACATCACTATAAACATGCCTTACTGGTGTGCTTTCACCACTGTAATAATCACCCCTTATCTTTTCGCCTTTACAATCATCTTTACCAACAATAGCAAAGTCACCATAAAACATATGATGTTCAAATTCATCAAGTATTGCGTTGTAATATTTTGCCGCTGTTGACTTTTTAAGGTTTCTAAGTATTTTATTGTCTTTCTTTGCTCTTTGCTCTTCCAATTTTTGAACCTCATCCCAGTCTGCATCGAAATAAGTATTATCATTCATTATTTAGGCCCCTCTGGTAATGGCATCCAGTGTGTTACATTGCATCCAATATCAAGGCAACCCTCAAGATACCAACCTACGCCACTAAGACGACCGCTTAAAACACCGAATCCGTCACGATCGAAAACTAACACCCTAACTTTCAATTCTGGCAACCTTTCATCAACACTTATCCACTTGCTCATAAAATCTCCAATCTAATTAAAAATAACAATTGCAAACTAACTATAATATGCTATGTTATTAAAAACAACATTAAACGCAAAATATTTTATGTGCCTCGAAGATTTATTGAAAGAAGTAAAGCAAGCAGAAGTTGACGACAATGCAGAAGATGCTTTTTGCTACCACATGCTTATAAGTGCGCATTATCGCCGCTGTGGTAATATTAAATTAGCTGAGTTGCACATAACAAAAGCACAAATTTATGACGATGAGGAATTACCGAAAATGACGTTTGTAATGAATTTATACCGAGTAGTTGCAAAAGATAAAAACGGGGTTACGCAACATTTTGACGTTGAAGCGCAATCACCTAAAGCGGCTCGGATTGAAGTTGAAGATGAAAACCCCGAGCTTAATGTTATTGATGTTAATTTGAAGGTGAGAAAATGAACCCAAAGCAACTTCATGACTACATCATAAAGCCTACACTAGAATATATGGGCGGCAACTACTACAGCAAAGAATCTGCTTTTTTACTTTTGGCAACAGCTGCAATTGAATCTAATTGCGGATATTACATCAAGCAGGTTAATGGGCCAGCGCTTGGTATCTGGCAAATGGAGCCTGCCACTCATGATGACCTATGGCAAAACTGTGATGCACTTATAGGTAAATTTGAGCAAAAGGTTTACGATATTTGCGGAAGATGCACAGATAACAGTTTAATTACAAGTCCAATGTACGCTTGTGCCATGGCTCGCCTTAAATACTCAATGGACCCGAATCCATTGCCAAAGCTAACAGGCGATAATAACACTGATTCACGCGCATTCTATGATTACTATAAGCGTGTTTACAATACCGAGTTAGGCGCTAGTACATTTGATAAATGGTGCAAAGCGCTTGCTGCAAATCACATTTGGCAGGTTAAGTTATGACAGCGCACATTGATGAAGTTATTGAAACAGAAAGTAATGAGTGCAATCCACACGATTGTCACGCACTACTAAAGCATAATAGAAAACTGCAATCTAGAATATTTTTCATGGGGCTGGCAATTGCTGTTTTATCGTTTTTGCTAGCCATTTTTGTAATTGGTAGATTTACAGGTGCGGGGTGTTTATGAGCTGGCTAGTCGGTGTAGCAAAATGGACGGCAAGTTTATTCGCAACTGAAAAAGCGGGTGATGTTGCATTAAAGATAGTTGAGCGCATAAGTGGCACTGAGTGGACTCCACAAGAGCAAGCACAATTCTTGATTGATTACCAGAAGGCTACTGCGCATCAATCTGTAATGCGCCGCGTGATTGTTTTTAGCATTGTATTTGGTATGGCGTTTTATGGGTTTGGATATTGGATAACAGGCACTATTGCTCAGTTTTACGTATTCTTAGCAAGTAATGGTGATACAGTTGCATCATTATCAGCTAGTCAAAACCTAGCAAAGATAACTGTGCAGCCACTTTTGACGCTTCAAAATGATATGTACGTTTATATGAAAGATGTACTAAATGAGCCATTTACTTATGCAGTGGGTTTTTATTTGGTGATTGGTGTTGGTGATAAGATTAAATTAAGGAAAGATAGTTGAAGTTATTTAAAAAGAGTGTAGTTGCTACTGCTGTAAACCATGCGTTGAAAACTAGATTAATGATAAAGGAAACCCGCTAAAGAAAAGCCGCTTAATCGCGGCTTCTTATTCTAAGTGTAAAAGCCGTTAAACCTCTATCTTTGAATTTAGGCCAACCCTCTTTTTCTATCTTATTAAGCCAAAACTTATCAAAATAGTTTGCAGGATATATCTTTAATCCGAATCTTATGTATAGGTATTTATCGCCAAATATCGGGATTAAATAAAACCAGCTGCGCTTAATCTTTCCATTATAGTCTGCTTTTACTTTGTACCATTTAAGCTCATATTTTTCTGGTTCAAATGACCATCTCTGCTCATGGTGGTATGTATTGCCTTCAAATTTAATGCTGCTAGGGCTTGTGATGTCAACTCCCACAAGAGGGTGATAGCGAAGGTTGAAGCATGGATTTCTCCACGCAGACCACTTGTAAGCAATCCATGCTCGTTTTAGCCAATGCTGAGACCTTATATCTAAACCTAAATACTGGCCGTAAAACTTTCCCTTGCCACCATCGAAACCATCTTCTGCATTGTCAAAGTAATAAGCCCATTTCCAAAGCTTTAACCTACCCTTATAGCAAGCTATTGGTAGGGCTATAATGGCAATAAAAATCCAAACTACTATATATAAAACCGCAAAATCATAATTTACACCTTAAACTAATAACCCGCTAATTAAAGCGGGTGAGGGTTGAAAATTAATTTACAAAGTCTGGCTTTCTAAATTTTAGTTTATGGTCTTTGTTATCTATTATATAAAGACCACGTTAGCGATGACTAAGTTTGAGTTCCGACAACTGTCCCGTCTGTTTCGTTCGTAGGCTCGCTGGTGTTTATGTAAAGCACACCCGCTCCAGTAGACCAAACAAAGGTTCTGCCAAACCTAGATAATTTAACTCCAGAACCAATGAAGTTATCAAGATTGTTATCGGTTGCAAGGATGTTTGATGATGACGTGGCAATGTTGTTTGAGTTATCATGAAGATTCAATCCGCTAACACTGCCAAGCCTTCCGGACGAGTTTACCCCGAAGTTTACGCAATAGCTTGCAGCAGTGTTGCCGCTCATCTCCAAGCCGTCCACGTTTAGGCTACTGTAGTTATTAATAAACGAATTGCTCGAACCGCCTTCTGAGTAAAGGTTCCTTACACTTACCTTGCTCACAAAATCTATATTAATCGGTCTATCAATAACACCAAAGCATTTATCATCTATAGATGTGAAGCTAGACTTGCTACCTGCGTATATAGCTTGTAAAGGTCTGTCACAGTCGTAATACCTATTGTTTTTCGAGGTTATGAATTTATTACCACCGTCTGTATCAGCTTTAATTCCTCGGTAACAGTTATAAATATCGTTATTTTCAACAACAATATTATGGTCTAACCCAAAAGTAACGTACACACCATCAAAATCAGAAGAGCTTAATGCGGAGTTTTTACCGTAAATTTTACAGCGCTTAACAGTTCCGTCAGACTTCCCGCTAAATCTAATTACGTGAGTCCCGTTGGTTGTGTCTGTGTTGTCTAACATAACATTTTCAACGTCTACATTAGAGCCTTGAAGCGCTACCGTATTTTCAGATGATATCAACACAGGCTCCCTAAATCGACTTTTTATTATAGATCCGCCTTTTATTGAGCCTGTTGACTCCCAGCAAATAATACCTTGCCTGTCTGTATTTTCTATTTTGGGTTTTTTTACGCTGAAATCAGTTGAGAAAAAGAAACCAATTGCAGGGTATACGCCATCTGAACCCGGCATATTTACGATCGTAGGTTCTTGCCATTCACACCGATCTGTATTTTGCGCCCTCAGCGCTGATGCGCCGTAAACACCACTAAAAGACACATTTGCATTATTCCCATCAATCACACCGCCAACTATTGTTGCTTTAGATATGATAGGGGTTGCTGCGTTGTAGTTTATATCGTCGTTTGTTTTGTAAATCCAGATGTGATCATTGTACACACCGTCTGCAAACTTTATTGTAGAATTACCCAGCCAAATTTTACTATCATCAGTTAAATAAAGCGGTGTTCCGTCATGTAAATAAGTTGAGTTTGGCTTGCCGTAAATGTACTTGTGATCACTTGCATGAGCCGCGGCCATCGCCTGAGATGACAAACCAATCCCGCTGCTATCAGCCCCGAAAGCATCATAAGACAACCACCCTTTCAACTCCATTACCGCAGTATTACCATTACCAGCATCAAGTGTGTAGTAACCGTTTGGCGTTCCACCGGAAACTATTTCAAAATTAGCATTGTCCCTATCTGCAACAGATAACTTTAACCCGACAGCAAATACACCCGATTCTATTTCTGATACAGTTGTTTTTCTTCTGTAAATATCATCATGCGCACCAACAGCATTGCGGTTACTTAATGCTGAGTGATCACTAAAAACTCTAATTTCCCAATCTGGCGAGCTTGGCACAGTACCAGCCGTTACAGTGTGAGGCAACGCGCCCTGCCACTGCCAATAATCGCCGCTACCGTCTTTTACAAGCTGGTTTCTTGCTGTTAACTCGCCGCCAGTAGTAAAATCAAAGCCTGCATCCGTCAGGTTGAAGTTTCTTGCTAGATTATCACGCTGAGCTTCAGCAGTCTCTTGTATTTCTCTAATCGCTTTAGGGAATGATTTTTTAGGCTGAACGCCATACCGAGTGTTAAAGTCGGTATCTTCATTCATACCTATAGCTAAATCAGCTGCGTCTCTCTTAGCGTCTTGGAATATTGCCATTGTTAATTCTCACTAAATGTAATTAATCACATTGTATCATATTCATAGATACGTTCATCATAGCCAATCATTGATAGCTGTACGTTGTAATCACTGCTTGTACGCTCAATAACACGGTAACGCCTTTTTACTGTGTCGTTAACCTCTGTTATATAGTATCGACTACCAAGTTGCGCACCTTCAAAGCCAGATAAATAAACCTCGCTTAAGTCGGAGCAAGTAAAACTATTGCTCGTTGATGCGGTTATTGCTTGTGGCCCTACAACATCACCAAACTCGTTCGTATAAAATACTTGGTAACTTGTTCCGCCGACTAATTCTAGGTTTTCGCGCACAGTTGCAGTATTGCCAACAACATTAACAATCTCACCACCCCACGCATCGCCACCTTCGTACACTTCATTATAAAGTACAACAGCGCCTTTCTCTAAAAAGCGGTGCGAATCAATGAATGTATCGCTTAGTGACCAGCGTTGATAAAGTATCTTGCGTATTTCAAGCTCTGCACGGTTTATTGCGTTATCTTCACTTTGACAGCCAGTTAATGTTTTTGATAACGGGTTTTGCCCAGGCACATTAACGATATTACCGCCACTATCAACTGAGCGATAAATATATGCTTTTTTATTGATGCTACGGTCAACGTATTCAATTTGTACGCTGTCATATTGACCCGTAACAAAACACGATCGAGTTAGCGAATATGTGCGCTCGCTTTCTGGTGCCATGTCAGTACGGCTTAATATTGCGCTATGGTTAGTCGCTTCATCACGCCAAAACCTAATTTGTTTACCGTCCCAATAGCGCTGCACACGCATCACATCAAGTATGATATCAACAACATCACCAACACCAGTACTTGCGTTATCAAATGTGTAATCAAAAGTTTTTAATGCTTCTGGTAATGAGTTGCTAATAGTGTAAAGCTCATCAAGGTTTAATAAGTCAGTATCAAGATTGTAAAAATCACGCCAAACAAATAGAAGCGCATCAGCTGCAACCCTGCTAGGCGCATCAGCTGTTATCATACCCGTGTTAACATCATAGCTAGGCATTTCAGTAGTGCCGCCAACGATGTTAATTTTATTATCAACAGTACCAGAGCCAGCCGTTTGCTCTGCGGTCATGATTGACTTAAGCATAGTGGCGTTTGCAAAATCATAGTCGCCTAGCTCTTGTATACAGTATGCTTTTTCAAGCTTGGCAATGTCTGGCTCTTGCGTGTCCTCGCTTGATTGGTTGGTGCGCTGTATCGTCCATTCATACCACGCGACACCGTTTGCAATGTTAATCTCAAATGTGCGCAATACTTCGGTCAATGTATCTTCTGTGTAAGTTACGTTAAACGTTTCGCTTGTTCCAGTGCGAGTGCCGCCTTTTGCATCAAGCTCATAAACAATGACTTGTAACGGTACATCACCCTTTAAACCTCGATCGAATCGAATGTTAAAAAACATCTTCTCACATTGCGCAGGGTTTACGAATGAGCCAAGCGTGTTATCAAGAAGCTCAGTAAAAATAAATGTACTGTAATAATTATTGTCGTTTGACTTTGGTCCATTAAAGTTTGATACAGTGATTTTATAAACTGTGTCAGATTGCTCTAATACAAAACCAGTAATAACACCGGTGCCGCTTGTCGATGTTGGTACGTCAAAACCTTCACCATCCGTTAGCGTTGCAGTGTATGCCACCTCAAAATCTACATTGCCAGCATCGTATGATGTTTTAAGACTATCTGTGTTAGCATCTTTCTCGACATAAATTGTAAACGTTGTACCTGCGTACGTTGTGCTTGTTGTGCCAAATTGTGACCCTGTATAGCTTGCGCCTTGACTACCTTCGTTTGTGCCTTTTAACGTTTGCCCTGCAGCCTCGCTTACTTCGTTACCAACACGATAATCAGGTATTGTTGTGATGCCACTAACAGGAAAATAACGAGTTGCAGACGCGCCATTAAAGCGGTTAATTAAAGTATCACCTGCTTGCACATTGCCGCCACTAAACACAGCATGAGCAACAAAGAAGTAGCTCTCAGAGTATTTAATGTTGTTGTCGTAATACTCGATCGATTCGCCAATTAAATCAGGATATACAACAGGGCTACCGCACACGACAGGCTTTTGACTGAACGCACGTATAATGTTTTTTTGCCCGCTAAACGAGTTGTTAGGGCTTGATTGTTGTGTATCAAATTCAGGGATATCAACAAGCGAGTTAAATGCATCACCAACAAGATCATCAGCAATCTTTAAAAGCGGATCGATAAAGTCGCCGAGTATTTTGCCTACTGTTCCCTTAACCTCATGCGTAACTGTGAGCGAGTCACCTTCTTTTAGTGGTGAATATAAAGCAACTTCATCAGTTGGTAATAAATGCTTATCGTTTAAATGTAGCTTTGCTGTTTGCGGATTAATACCTTTGAAGTGAGCCTTTAGCGCATCAATAGCAGTTACACCCGCTTTGATTGGTATAACTTTAGGTTGCTTGATTAATAGTTGATCTTGAATTATCAGCTTAGGCATTTTTTACAACTCCATGAAATGTTGCACTAACAAGGCCTAGTTCTAACCTTGGATCTAATAATGCGTCCAATTTGTGAATTGATACTTTACCCGGTTTATCGTCTGTGCCGGGTGAGTGCAACACTTGCTGATTGCCAACGCAAATGCCAACATGAGCAGGATTGCCTTTATTATCGTAGAAGGTCACAAGCGCACCAGATTGCCAACGCCCAACTTGTCGCCAACCTTTATTGATACCTTTACGCCAAAGGTTATCAAAACGAAAACCTTCTTTGTAACCTTCAATTACTGGCAACTGATAACCAACAACATGTTCAAAGTAAAGCTTTACTAGGCCATAGCAATCACACTCGTCAAAACTGTCAGCGCGGTTAACCCACGGCTTGCCAACCATCAAATCAATAAATTCTTGCTCTGTCATAATCATGTGTTTTGTAATCCCGGGAAAAATTGCGGATCAAATATTTCATTGTTCTTCGTGCTTTTGTTTAAGTTTTGCGTGGTCAGGTCAAAGCTAACTGTACGAATACCAAACTTAAATGTTTCAACTAATACAGAATAATCATTTTGCGGTGCCGTGACACCTTCAAGGTAGCGCAGCACTCTAACCTCAGTTGCGTCTAATGTTGGGTTATCATCAAGCTTTCTAACTTCTTTTAGCACTTCATAACCAACGCGGTCAAAACTTAATGTGCCTTTATCGATATCATCCGAGCTTAAAATTGATTCTTCTGGTACTTGCACAAACGCACCCATAAAAACCTGATCTAAACCATCAACATTAAATGTTTTGTTGCCAATCTGGTTTTTAACCAATCTAAAAGCACCAAAAGCAGGATTCGAAATAATAACAGCCGTGTAAACGGTTTTTTCACCGTCCTGTGTACTAAAAAATTGCTTTAATTCATCACTCATGTCGGCCAATTCTCATTTACTGTAATTGCTAATGGATTTGCGCCACCTTCTGCGATAAAGTCCCAGAAGTCATCAAGTTCTTCACCGGTCGCACCTTCCCAGCCTTGCAATAATTGCTCAGCATAAATAACACCTGAGTAGGTATAACCACCTTGACTTTCGCGTGGTGATAGTGGCATTTCAACCCAATTAGCTGTGTACTCGTTAAAGCCGTCCTCTGATTTTAATGTTATTTTGAATGGCTGGCCTTTGTTTTTTGTTTCAAGCCACATTGCCATTAATGGCAGTTTGATTGTTGGCACCCAAAACGAAATATCGAAATAGACAGTTGAATTGTCGCGCACTTGCCTATTTAGGTTTTTACCGTCAAAGTTTTGGCGTGTGTCATAAAGCTGCATCGTATCGCGCTTTTTGCCAAGTAACGGCGCGCCTAATAAGTCGTGTGGAAAATCTGTAGGTATTGGCATTTTAACTCCTAGCGTTTCTTTGTAGATTAGTGCCTTTCTGCATACCTCTAAGCATTTGGCCTTGCCCCTTTGCTGCTTTTCCAGCCTCTTTACCAATTTGAACGTTAGCAATTTGAGCTGCTTGGTCTTGCGTAACAAAAACCTCATAAGGTGTATTATTACTGATATTGACTGTCATACCACCGCCGCCGCCTTGCTCAAGAGGTTTAATATTAGCGTTTTTGGTATTCATTAAATAATCTTTACCGCCGTAGCTGTAAACCTCTGGCGCGCCTGTTTCATTGACTCGATACATACCGCTAGAAACTGGGCCACCATATTGACGACCACCCATCATTTTAGCAATTGCCAGCGTACCAAGTAACGCAATACCACCAATAACCGCCGCACTACCAAATGAGAATGTGGACGTTAACGCCGCCGCTGGTGCCGCCGCTGTAGCAGTAGCCCCTGCTGATGCAACTGTGCTAGCAGTAGCCGCTTGTTGGCTTGCAATACCTGTCGCCGTTGTCGCTGCAATGTTTGCTTGCTCACTTGTTGCTAACGCTTGGCCTAACACTCTATTTTTAACTAGCTCAATACCATATTGAACAGCCGCACCAACAACTTGAGTAAGCATTGCATTAGCCAAACTGCGCATTGCTTCTTTACCATCTTTTGCACCGACAACAACTTGAGCCATAGTGCCAGCAATTTGCGTATCAAGATTGCCAAATGCATCTTGCATGAATTGATTTGTTTCTGACTGCGATTGTCTGATTGCTTCTTGCTTTTGGCGGTTAAGCTCAATTTCGCGCATGTCATATTCTTGATTAGTGATCAATTGCTGCTCTCTGGCTGCTTTCAATGCTTCAAGATCTGATTCGTAGCGCATCTCTATGTTTTGCACTTCTGTTAAGCCTACGGTTGTACCACGTTGGCCTAATCTTTCCTGCTTGCGTTTTGCGGCAGCCTCCTCTTTCTCAGCTGCCTTAACTGCTTCATCACCGATTTTTATGTATGCGTCAATTTCATCCTCAAGTGCTTTTGATGACTCTCTACTCGCTTCGATTGATGCCTCAGTTGCTTTGTTTGCATCATAAAGCGCTAACACTTGTTTTTTCTGCGCTTCTGTCAAGCCATCCATTTGTAACTTGAATTGCAACGCCGCTCGCTCACCATCTTCTAGCGCTATCTTTTGAGTTATTAGCTCAAGTGTCATATCGGCCACTGAACTTCTAGCTTGACTTGCCGTATTGCTGTAATCATTAGTTGCTTTACTGCCAGCCTCAAGCGTTGCAGTTGCTTCTCTAAGTTTGGTGAAGAAGTCTGTAGAACCTTCTGAGCTTTTCATTAGGCTATCAAACATTTCAACAAACTTTTTGTCTGCCTTATCGCTAGCGCCAACCATTTCTATTAACTGCTCTTGAATATCTGTAACGGCAGTTGGAGTTTTAGCTCTGCGCAATTCTTGGAATAAAGATATAAATTTGCGACCAACCTCGTCAGCCTTATCACCAGTCCTATCAAGGTAATTTCCTTGCTCGCCTAGTAGATTACCTATTTGAACAGCATACTGCCTTGTGATTGTGCCAGACTTAGCAAAAAACCCTAACTGTGCTGTCAGTATGGTGTCGTCAACCTCAGATAACTTGCTAGCCATTTCATCTACTGCAAGCTTAACGGCCTTGCTAGCGTCCATCATAGCCAGCCTAATACGTCTATTCGCCACTATCTCAGATACTCGACCAAGTTCTTGCATTTGCTGAGTGTATTCAATTACACCACCAGCGCCAACAGTCATCACAGCTTTTATATTATTAATGGTCTTTTCTAGTTTTTGCGCGTCAGTTTCAGTATCAATCATAGCTGTACCAAGCGCACCGAGTATTGCCACAGTAGCACCAATAGCGGTTGCAGCCGCACCCATACCAACTGCCATTTGCGGGAATTGCTGAGCAAAGATAACTAACCAACTTGTTCCCATCTGCGCTTGCACTGCAATATCTTGGATTTGATAGCTAAAGTTAGAAGCGTTAAATGATGACTTTTTAGCCTCATCACCTATATTTTTTATCCCTCTGCTTGTTGGGTTGTTTCTTGGTATTGAGTTTGGTATTTCATTTAGCGGCGGCGCTGTTTTTCTTGCTTGCCTTTCAAGTTCAACAAGTTCATTAACCATCATTTCAACAGCTTTATCAGCACCATGCACACCAAGAGCGTAAGTTCTAATACCTTGCGTTATTTGATTTAAACCAGTTGCATTTTTTTGAGTGTAATCGGCTTGCTTCTTTTGCGTTGCATTAAACTCATTTACCATATTTTTATTTTTTTGAGTGCTAGCGGTTGTTTTGTCTATTTCCTTAGATAGCTCTCTTTGGTTTTTTCTGTTCTTGTCAACAGCTTTATCTTGTTTATCAAGCGCCTTTGTTACTCTATTTGTTGAGTCAATAGCTACATCCTCAGACTTTAAAAGCTCCTGAGTGTTGCCGATGAAATGATACTCAATGCGCCCTGCATTCTCTGCCATATTTAAAAACAACCCGAAAAGAATTAAACTAAATGCATTATAACACAGCAAAGAAAGGTTTCATTAATGCTTACAAGATACGGATTCGGCGCAATACATATAGATGACAAGCAATATAAGATTAGCCCAACTTTTCAGAATATTGATAAGCTCGGTACGCCAAAGGAGATAATCGATACATTCACATCGTTTTTTAATTGCCCGTCAATAAATTGGCAGTACCATCGAGCTGTTGAAATACTGCAAGCGTGTTGCGAGCCAAATCTACCAGATAAAGTAACAGGGCGTTTTCGAGTTGATGGGCGCGGCAAAATGAAGTTAGTCAACCCGCCAAGCGCCGACTTTATGCACGACATTATTGTACTAGCTAGCCACTGCCTAAAATATGGCGTTGTTGGTGTAACTGATAGCGAATCAACAGAAGAAGGTGAGCCAATCAGCGAGTTTGATGTGTACCACTTCATCGGTTTAGCGTGTGAGCATTTAGGTCGCACAAGAGAGCAAGCCGCAGATATGACGCTAACTGAATTTATGATGGCGTGGGATATTAAGTTTCCTGAGCAGAAAAGAGCAAGGCAGGAAAGATTGAGTAAGTTGGAGCAAAAGAGATTATTTGCTTACCAAGATGAGCTAGATAGAAAAGCCGCCCTAAAAAGAGCGGCAAAAAAAGTTAAGGAGTAATAGCCTCTGATTGATACGTTGGGTTTGTATCATCATAAGTCGGAATAGCAGTGAAGGTAAATTCGCCAGTACGGTTGCCTTCATTTTCTGCGCTACGACCAAGTGAAGTGATATTGCAAAAGTAGTA